CTAAGCCTTTTAGTGCTATCAAAATCTAAGTAATATGGCATTCTTTGCTTTTATTATAAATAGATAAAATATAAATTTTAAATTAAAGTATTAATTCTAAGGATTTTCGTTGTATGCTTTTGTAACATATTTCCTTCTTGTTTCGTTTAATACATAGTCGTGGTTATAAGATGAGTTGTTTTGTACAGTTAATTTATGTTGTGTGACAACATTTAAATTACCTCTCAAAGCATCATTATATGATTTGTTTAATTTATCTTGTTGAGTTATAAACATCATTTGTATGTCTTCAGGTGACATCTTCTTACTATTTCCAACATTCCTAATAAAATCTTGTATAGCATTTTGTGTAACAGACTTGAAACCTTCAGCAGCAGGACCTAATAATGTTTTTGCTCCTGCAAGTGATGTGCTATATAAACTTTTAACATAATTTTCAAAATCAGGTGATTGTGCGGTAACTCTTGTATATGCTTCTTTAACTGATGTGTCTAATTCTTTAAATAATTCTTTAACATTAACACCTTCTGCACCTAGTGTTAGATTTGTTGCTGTTGTAACAACTTGTCTATATATCCCCTGCATCATCATTTCAATATTAGCAATTGATGTAAATTGTCCTCTTGCTATTTGTTCTGGTGATGTATCTTCTAATTTTTCTTTAACTTTTCTAAGCTGTTCAATTTGTGGTGCCGTTAAATCTCTAATTGCAATTTCAGTTTGCATTCCAAGTTCATTTGCAACATCTTTTGGAAGAGTGATTGACATTTGACCATTCTTCATTTGAGACATATTCGTGATAAATTCCCTATCTTCTTTTGGTATATTAAGACCTTTCGCCAATAATTGATTATTAACAATTTGTCTTTCTTGACCTGCTATTGCTGCTTTTGCTAATTCTTTGTAATCTACACCTAACTGTGCAGCCATTTCACGTGCTCTTCTCAAGTTAACACCTGTAATCTCAAATCTTCCTTGTTCTGAATTATATGTAGCTAAAGAACCTGCTGCGTCAAATAATGCTTTTTGTAAACCTTCTACATTATTGGTTGCCATATACATTAACTTCATTGGGTCGTTAAAATCTCCAATTGCACCACCTAAAACTTGTAAATTAGCTGTTAATGCTATCGCTTTTTCAGGGTCCATTACTTGGTCTGCAACTTTGAATACTTCACCCAAATTCATTCTTAGTTCAATTGAACGTTGAACCATTCTGTTTAAACCGTCTATTCCATTTTTAAAACCGTATTCATTTAATTTTTCAATATTACCTCTAAGTAAATCTGTTGTTTTCTTTGAATTTAAACCGAGACTTAAGGATGCCTGACCAGATCGTGATATTGCGTCCAATGTATCAAATGCGCCCTGACCAATTTTTTCAAATTCTGTAAAATAATCTGCTAATGATGCTAAATCACCTACAAAAGCCCTTGAAACTGCGTAAGTGTTTTTTAATGTGTCTTCTGATATCAAATTAAATCTACCTGATTGCTCGTTCATTTTTGCAATCATATTAGCAACATTTTCAAACCCATAACCTAAACTTGCCGCTACCGGTAATGACTTAACAATTGATGCTCTAAAATTTTCAGATAGTTCACCTGTTAAGCCTATTCTCTCATTTATTTGAGTGTGTAAATCTGATTCAAGTTTTACTTGTTTTATAATTTCACCGTATAAACCTGTTTTTGTTGCTAATCCTGTTACATCAATAGTATCTCTATCCTGTAACCCTGAATAAATTGATTGTCCTTGTTCTGCTTTATATAATTGTTGAAACGGGCTTGAGGGTTGATTACTTGTATTTTCTTTAGGCTTATTTCTGTCTCTGATTTCTTTATTGATATCGCTATCGGAAAAGCCATCAGCTTTTGCGTCTGCTGCAAATTTTGAAATGTTACCTCCACTATCAACCCAGTGCTGTGCAATTAATTTATTTGGCATATCCTAATAAATAGCTTATTCTGCTTTTTCAACATCTAAAATATAGGTAATAAAATATCTTCTTAAATAAATTGGCATAGATAAAAGGTCATTGTATGCAAACCCTTTGTTTACCATAAATAAAATTTCATCTAATTGCGCTTTCTTATAATCCATAGAAAGGGCGAAAAAATTCGACCCCAAACCCAATGTTGACTTGGATTTCTTCTCCTGAAGGGGTAGTTACTTTTTGGGTTAAATCTAACCCTGGTTTATTTTCATTTACATATTTTCTAAATTCTTGAGAATCCTTAATCGGCATTTTTTCTATAAAGTTTCTAATTTGTAATGGGTCTTTAATTCCATTAATAGATTGAATTAAAAATTCTAATTCTTTTGTCTTAATTGGTGCAATTCCATTACCATTCCAATCCTTCTCAATTTTAACTAATTCATCTTGTTGTTTTTTAGTTAAAAATTTGAACGTAACATTCATTTTAGATATTGGTAAATAAAAACTATATTCACCATTCATATCTTCTTCTAGGTTGAAATCTTTTACTTTGATATTACTTAAATCTATTTTTGCAATAAAATCTTCGTTTGTTTTTGGGTCGGTAGCACTAACCTCATATTCAGTACCAAATGCAGTATTTCTTAAGAAAAATAATATAGCATTTCTATCCTCAACTACAATATCTTCAACATTGATATCCTTATCTAAAACCTTTCTTTTCAATAATTCATCGACAACCAAATTATTTGCAATCAAACTTGGTGATGATAAAATATTTTCATCTGAAGCAGTTAGATATGCTACCTTGATATTCTTTTTCTTATTTGGATAATAAATCCCTTGACTTGGAAGGGGTATTACATCATATGCAATTGTTGGGTCTAGTCTTTCATTCATGATTATAATTTAATCTATAACTACATGAAAGTAAAGTTTATAAAATAAAAAACCGATACCATTTCTGGTACCGGTCTTTTGGATATGAAAAATTGTAATATTAATAGATTAAGATACATCTGTCCATTCTTAATGAACATTCAATACTTGCTAAATCATCTCTTGAGTAATCTAATTCTCCAAAGTTTAAATCAGTTAAGAAACATTGTTCTAATAACCATTTTTCTACAACTACACCTGTTGGGTCTAACATTTCTAACTCAACATCTTTTTTATAACCTGCTGCATATCCCATACGACCTGTTACAGATTCTGCATGTAAACGGAACCATTCCATTAAAGCTTGAGCTGCTGAAGGACCGATTGGGTCTCTGAACTTTACTTTAATTTCATTCCATTCGAATTGACCTGCTACGTATGTTTTCGTATTTAAGAAAGGAATTTCCACAGATTTGATTTTAGCACTTGGTCTTGACGCAGAAGACACATACCATTCGTTAATTCCTAAAGATGAATTGAACCTTAGGATAAATCGGTTGACTCTTTTTGGTTCATACGGAGTCGGCATTTTCATTAATAAATCAGCCATGTTGTATTTGTTAAGTTTTTTAAGTTTATACTTTCTTATAAATATACCAGTATTAGAAAATATATTTTTTTTAAAGTTTTTATACAATTTTCTTGATTTTGAACAAAATTTTTCGTAGTTTTTTACTACACCCGGAAATTAAGTTACAGAATAAAGAAAATAGATTTATATTTCTTTAAATAAATAATCCAATATATAATAAAATTAAATTAATACTGGTACCGGTATACTGGGTAATATAACAAATATCATTTCAATATTTCTATGTTCATTTAACATAATATTGATGTTCCACGTGGAGTTTCTATTGATATTTATTCCATCTATTTTCAATTTCTAAATCACATCTTCTCAGTAATTCACTAAGTATTTGGTTGTTTCCATACTCTCTTATTCTTTTTTCTATAACAAGTTTTGAGAAATGGATTGAAGCACTTTTGAATTTATTATCATCGTTAAGTAATGGTAATACGTTTAAATAGTGAAAGCACAATTTCACATCATCATAGTTATTAAAATCAAACAAATGAGCAGGTAATACATGATCTAGTTGCCATATTAACCCATAATTTTCCCTTTTCATATCTAGTACAAATTGTTTTTCTACCCAACGGATAAATTCATTTTTTTCTAAACCAATAAATGAATTTAATTCTTTACAGGGTGAATTTGTTGAATAATACCTATTTAATTGTTGTTGTAATTGTTTTTTCTTTAATATCATATTTTTTTATTTTGTGCAAGTTAGCACAATTTTTAATGAAATAAAAGGGGTTTTTTATCACCCCTTTTATATTAAATTTTAATTAGATATTTTCAAATGAAGCTCCTGTCGGAGTAATTACAAATTCTACATCTATGTATTCCAATGCTCTTGTTGGTTTGATATAGATTTTTCCTCTTAATGTATTTGCATCAATGTCTTCTGGATCATTTGATACTGTTACACGGAAATCATATAAACCTCTTTCTTTCTTAATAGCATCTAAAATTGGATTTACTAATCTTAAGAATTCGTTTCTTACTTGGTCATCGTTTTGTTCGAACAATAATCTTACAGAAACTGCAGAAATTAACTTTCTAGCTCTTAATAATAATCTTCTAACGTTAATTCTATCTAATGCTGACTCTCTAACTTGTAAAGTTTTGTTACCCCAAATTATAGTACCAGTATCAGAGAAAGTTGCAATTGGGTTAACTCTATTCTTATATAAAGTATCTCTTTCATCTAAAGTAAGCTTTTTAGCCGCTTTGATTGAATTTACTAAACCTCTAGAATAACCCGCAACCGCAAACCAAGGATAAGATACATTGTCAGTTAATGCTATATTTTTCAATACTTCACCTGTTGGAGAAATATAAATTTGTGTAGCATTGTCTGTGTCTCTTACTTGAATCCAAGGCCAATATGTTGCTGAGTAGTTAGAATCAATAGAAACTAAATCTAATTCGTCAACTAAGGCTTCTGCAGAATTGATATCAACAGGACCTGGTGCATTCATTACATATAATGAATCCGCCCTTTCGTTTTCAATCATATCAATTGCTTGATTAACCAAGGAGCTATGATTGTAAAAGTCAATACCAGGAGTTGCAAATACGTTAATATCTATTGCTTCTGGATTTTCGTAAGTATTAATACCTTGTAAGTAAGCGTAATAGTCAGAATTACCTGCAGTTGTGCTTAAAACACCACCATTAGTTGTATTTCCGCTAATATATGTTTTCTTACCAAAGATATAACCATCACCATTAGTTCTGTTTTGTCTATAGATATCCCAACCATCTCTACCACCAAATACAGCAGTTGTAAACTTACGATAGTTAATATTTGTTAATTTATTATCGTCACCAGTTTGTCCCTCCAAATCATAAGGAGTTGTTGCGAATGCAAAACCAACACCATTTGCAGGAGCGGTTCCTAACTCATTAACAGTCAATGAAGTAGCGCCTGTGATTTCAGCAGCATTTACAGATAAATGGAAACCAAATGTTTCAGAAGTTGCGGCAACACCTTTGTATTTTAATAAGTCTTTATCAAAACCTTGTGTTGAAGAAATACCTAACATTACCTTTTTAACTTTGTCACCACCTTCAATATTTGCAACTCCATCAGCAGTATAAGTTTCAACCTCACCAGCATTATTATATTTTGTTTTATACATCACTGAACCAAATTTAGGCCCTGTGTATAAACCATCGAAGTTATAAGAAGTGAAACCTTTGAATCCCGCAGGGAACGCATCTACTGGTGCATTATCTGCCATATTCAACATGATATATTTTGAATTTAAAGCATACTCCCCATCAGAAGTACCCACTTTTCTAGCAACATAACCTGGTAAATCAGGATTTAAAGAACATCTAGTGAACTTTTCTAACACTACCATTACATCATCTGTATCATTGAAATCACGTACTAATAAGTCGAACTCTCCGTTATCGGTATTGATATTTTGGAAAGTAACCTTAACCTGATAATTTGCAGATTCTCCGTCTGGTATTGTTAAAATCTCAAATAAATCAGCAACCTGTCCACCTCGAACTTCAGAAACAATCATAGGTGAAATAGGTGTGTCATATCCTTTTAAGAAATTATCACCTTCAGAGATATAAGTTGCTTCCATCTTAATACCTCTAATCATACCTTTTTCAAAAGCCTTTTTCAACAAATTAGGGTATGCTTCGTGCACATATACTGGGAACTCATCATAAGTTTTATCAAATGGTTCAGTTCCTAATACTTTAGAAATATACTTAGTTGATGATGTATCAAATGATACATTAAACACTTTAGCACTTCCTGTAGCACCTGTTACATTTATATTAAATTCACCTAATGGATTTACATTCATGTTATCAACATCCTGCTCTAATATAAATGCTTCATTATCAGTTACTTCTAATTCTAATACTTCACCTGCAACATAACGACCTCTTGAACGAACAGTAGCAATTACTGCATTGTGATATTCAGTGTAATAAGTTGCATCATATACAAATTTAGCAACATCAAATCTAGATGTTCCACTATTATACACAAATACGTAAGAAAATACTGAATCAATATCTGTATCATCACCTGGCGTATTTGTGTGCCACATAGTGTTGTACCATTCTTTGTTATTAGGGCTATCTTCGTTTTTCTTACCTGTTAATGGAGATAATTGCTCTAAAGTAGTTGATGGTAATACGTAATCAGTATTAACTGTATCAATCTTACCTATTGCAAACCATTTACCGTCATCAGCATTTGTATAACCACTATATTGAGAAACCAAATACTCATTCATTGGTGTACCATTTACAGCTGTTAAATTAGCTATAAAGTCATAATCAGCAAATGTACTTGAGAATGTTGATGTTGTATCTAAGTTAGCTGTATCATATACATCTTCATAAGTTACTCCTGTTTCAACTTTGATACCTCCGATTGCTGTAATTGCAAAAGATTTATTTGGTTTATAACCTGTTAAACCCAATACTCTTGTTACGAATAATTGGTTTGATTCTTGTAAATAAGATTTTGCGTTATACGGTAATTCATACTTTGGATAACCATTACCGAATTTTTCAGGTGATGTTCCACCGAAATAAGTTCTGAACTCATCGAAGTTTGTAATCAAAATTGGTTCAAATGCAGGTCCTTTCAAAGTTTCACCCACTAAACCCAATGTTGTTACACCCACGCTCTGAGCTACAAATGTAAGATCTGTTTCGGATGTATATACACCTGGGGAAACAAATACTCTGTTGTTACTAGCCATTGATTAATGTTTGGATTAAATTATTTTATTGTTTCATTATAAATATCTTTGATTCTAGCAAAGATTTCCCAAGATTTCAGTAAAAAGATAGTTATTTATCTAAAACTATCTTTACTATGCTAAACAAACAGAAAAATGTTAAAATAAGCGAAAAACACCATGATTTATTGAAAACCTATTGTAATAAAAAAGGATTGAAAATCTATAAGGTATTAGAGAAGTACATAGATGAATTGTGTGCACCTAAGAAAAAAGACATCTATGGCGAGTAATTAATACAAATATTTCACATTAATAACAGAACCAACAGAAGGGGTACCTAATAATTTAATTTGCTTTGTATTTTGAATAACAAAGTTTTCCGTTTCATTTTGAGCTAAGCCATTGATATCTAAACTTACAAATGTATCAATATCATTATCTAATATAATAAATGGACTTGTACCTGAATAAGTAATACTGTCAGTAGTTAAATGAACCACTTTACCTTCTATATTAATAAAAGTATTAATATTATCAACCTTTGGATTTCTTTTTCCTTTATAATATTGGATAGTAACTACGTCATTAGCTTCTGGTGCACCTAAAGTTGTTATTTTTGATGAACCAGCAATGTGAAGATAATTTACATCTCGTACAATTGTCTCTCCGTTAATATAAACATTAAAAATATTTGTCATAGGTTCGCCAACACTAAAAATAGTTTGTGTACCATTCGCAATAAAAGAAATTGAATTAATATCAATACCACCACTTCTAGTAGTTTTTTTAACAGGACTATCAACAATAAATTCTGACATTAATAAAGACCTACTTATTGCAGGCTTAACTTCAAACTCTTCATGGTCTATCAATAATCCCATCATGATAAATGTGTAAGTTTGCATATAGAACCTACGATTTTCAACACTATCTATTGGTGAATTATCTGAAACAGTTTCTAAAGTGATTGGAATATAATGACCTTTAACATTAGTGTATGCTTGTCGTGAAGAGAATTTCTGCATCACAATTTTATTAAACTTATTTAATGTTCTAAACTTATTTGATACAATTACAACATCAAAAGAAAGGTCAACCGCAACAGGTTGTGGGATTTTATAAACATCAGCACCCATAATGTTTCCATTCCATGTAGGAACCGTTGCATAATAAAAAGTTTGTCTATCAGGAATTGTTCTTTGTGTAATAGGATGTGTACCAGGTTGTGCGTCAGGCTTTCTAATTACAGCAACTAAAGGTAATCTAGGGTTGCCATCATCATCAGAAAAAGACCAATTACTTGAAAACTCGCCCCATCTTTGAATTGTCATAATTCTATCAACAATAGGGATAGTAGCACCATCAGAAACAATTTTAAAATTTTGTTTTACAAAATCCAACATACCAGCATCCAAATCATCGTGTAAAACAGAATCTGGTAAATAACCATCTGATTTAGTAATCATATCTAGAAGCTCTTGTCTTCTATCTACAATATCACTTCCGTACTGAGTCGACTTATTACCGTATACGTTAATGTTGTTTTTTCTTTTTGGTACTCCCATATTAAATTCCTCTAAATTCTCCTTCTTGAACAGGAGCGCATGTTATTGTTCT